CATCGACTCTCTCAGCCTGGTCGCAGACGACGATAAGTAATCAAGGAATGAGGGGCACTTGAAGTGCCCCTCTGCGTCTTATGAACAGGTACATCACGTATTGCGCACGCGCTAAACTTCGTCGTCTCTTAGAGAAGACCCCAGGCGCATTTGCTGTAAGTCTTGTGGCAGGACGACATGGTGGATTTGAAATAGGGTTCTTGTTTTCACGTAATGAGAATTGTGCTATAATCATCTGTAACGCGCCGTACATTTATACGGATGACTACACGATGACGCTGTTGAACGATGGTTGCATCGACTTCAGCTACCCCGAAGAAGAGTTCATAATCACGAGGGAACCCAGTGTCATTCATACTAACGCTTGATGAAGATAAGCTAGACGCGATCATACCTCTACTTCCAAAGTACGAGGAAAGGATCAGAAACGCTGAGACAATCTTCAAACTAGAGGGTCGCCGGCTCGAAGAGATCATGCGCACCCTTCCACACCACCAAGCTTCGTATGACGAATCCTTGAATGAGCTGAAGGCCCTAGATGAATGGGTTAACAACATCAAGGAAAAGAAGATCGCGAAGTTTTGGAAGAAGTACAATGAGGGATACTCCCGTCAGCTTACCACCCGTGACATTCAGGCATATATCGCTGGCGAAAAAGAAATCGTTGAGATCAACCAAATCATCATCGAAGTTACCCTCCTTAAGAACAACCTTGCCTCTATCGTTGAGGCGCTAAGGCAACTCGGCTGGATGGTCGGTCACGTCACTAAACTCCGAGTTGCAGAGATGCAGGATGTAGTTTTATGAGCCAGATTTCTAATCATGACACCGATTTCACTATCGATTATAACGAGTTTAATTTACAAGATGACTTTGGTGATGGTAGCGGGTACATCTATGTTAACAGTGATGATATGACTGGGAGCTCTCAGCCTCAAGGCGGGAACACTGGCAACATCAACTGGCCAAGCGTGACTGGTGGAATTCCTCAGGCGGGTTCTGGTGGTTTAAGCGCAGGCGGTGGAAGTCAGCCATTCACCACAATCTCCGGTGGATATTATTCACTTGGCACAGGAGGAATACTAACAACCAGCGTCAACACCATCCCAACCGCGTTGAAAACTGATGTCATGTACATCGTCGTTCTTCAAGACGGTTCATGCCTTGAACTTGTGCTTGACAACCCTATCACTCCTCGAGAGATGATCGGTGTCTGCATGTTCATCAACACGGTTCAAATGGCGCTTCAAAGCGGTATCTCGGTTGACTGGGAGATGCTTATTAACACTCTTCAAATCGACCGTCACTTCCGTGGCGGCCATTTGGATCATAGCATGTACGACAAGAACTCCAACGTCCTCTACGTAAAGCTGTTCTGCACATGATCGGCCGTAAGTGCTACCTAACCGTACGTGATGAAGTTTGGTGCTTCATCACGGGTCTGTCTCCAGATCATGTGGAGATTCTGTATAACGAGTTTGGTGTTTACGTTGACGGTTACTTTTTCATGCCTGCCTACAAGCTTGGCCGTTTTGATGGGAAAATAAGGTTTTATCAGAAGAATGGTAAGACCTACGTTCGCCTACTTGATAAGATTCTCCCATACATTGAGAAGTGGGGATACGATATCGAGCTAGTAGATCACCGCAAGTTCTGGGAAGCTCCCATAACAACGGGACAGATCACAAAGGTTGATTCAGCTGGCATCGCCGTTGAAGCAACTGGACTTGACATCTTCGGTCCGGTTGAGATTCGTCCAGGCCAAGTCTTCAAGCTTCGTCCCTACCAGCTTCAATGCGTTCAGACAGCAATTGAAGCTGGATCTGGCTTCATCATCGCGGGCACGGGATCTGGTAAGACGTCAATTACCGCGGCCATCTCATACTTCTATGGTGAGAAGGGTTATAAGATCATCACGATCGTTCCGTCTGGCGACCTCGTAACCCAGACCAAGGACTGGTATGAGCTGCTTGGACTAGATACTGGTGTTTATTCTGGTGATGAGAAGGACATTGAACATGCCCACGTTGTGGCTACATGGCAAGCTATCCAGCACAACCCTTCTATCATGCAAGAGTTTCAGGTTCTCATTTGGGATGAGTGTTTTTGCGGTGAGACTCCTGTGCTGATGTCGGACATGACGGAAAAGAAAATAAAAGACATTCGGGCTGGTGATTATGTTTTATCAATGGACGCAAATGGAAATTTCGAGCCCTGTAAAGTGTTAAAAACTCACATTAATTTACCAAAATCTAAGGGAAAAATGCTTCGGCTAACGTTTGATAATGGACATTATTTAGATGTCACAGAAAATCATATTTTCTATCTAAAAGATGGTAGAAGGCTTATGGCAAAAGATTTAACCGAGCATGATGATATATGTGAATTCTCCTTAAATGAACTGACACACGGAAATAAGGCGAATGAAGAATAAAATCATTAATGATTTACTGGGAGATGATTTTTAATAGATTATAGTAGAACGCTGGTGTATTAACAATGGGTTTGAATTTGTCATACCAGCTGAATTTTCTCTAACAAAACTAATACCAGAGCACACTGTTAATTTTAGTGAATTTGATGAAAATACCGAAAAACTATTAAGAGGACTATATGCGTCTGTTGAAAAAAGAAGAAATAGATAAGCCAGAAAAAGTTTATGATCTAACCGTTGATAAACACCACAACTATATTGTTAACGGTGCTGTCGTATCTAATTGTCACGGTTTGAAAGCAAGCGTTGCTCAAAAATTAGTAAACGAGAATGGTAAGCATATTGCTTTCCGCTTTGGCGTAACGGGAACCTTTCCGAAACCAGAGTGCGATCGTATGTCACTTAACTGCTCCATTGGTCCTATCCTCTTGGAGATTCCAGCTGAGTGGCTCATCGCCAATGGCTACCTTGCTCGCGTTGAGATTCAACCTATTGAATTGAATGAGACATACATCGATGAGGACTTTCCTGACTATGCATCAGAGAAAGCATTCCTCTCGAAGTCTACCCGCCGCATGGAGATGATCGCCAATCTCATCATCTCTAAATGCGCTACCTATGGCAACACTATGGTGCTCGTGAACTCCATTCCATTTGGTGAAAAGCTTGCATCATTGATCAAGGGGGCAGTGTTCCTTTATGGAGAGTCACCTAAGGATCTTCGCAAGGAACATTACGACATGTTCGAAGAGAATGATGACCTCATAGTGATCGCTTCTTCAGGCATCGCATCGACGGGCATCTCAATCGATCGAATCTTTTGCCTCATATTGGTTGATGCGGGGAAGTCATTCATCAAAGCCATCCAATCGATCGGCCGTGGTCTTCGTAAGGGGCACGACAAGGAAGCAGTTCACGTAGTAGATGTTCACTCGAAGCAAAAGTGGGCACGTAAGCACTTCAAGGATCGAGAAAAACACTATAAGGAAGCCAAGTATCCCATCCTTAAGAAACAGACCCTAAAGGTGAATGGCTGAAATGACTGAAAACGAAATCGTCATGATCAACATGATTCAGGAAGCGCAAGCTAAGAACATGGCCATGCGCCTTGTACTAAATAGCTTCCTAATCTCTTTTCTTCCGCTAGAAGCGGTTACCAAGTTCAAGGAACATATCGAGATCGTCGCTAAACACGTTCTTGAAGAATCTGAATCACTCATGCTGCTAGGTGATTCAGCAGAAGAAGTTGCTCTTATCATTGCGCAGAAGCAACGCACGTATAATGAATTGATGACTCTTGCAAACGACCTTAAACCGAGAACCTAACATGTTGGTGTTACCCGAATACAACAGACCTTACCTGATCGACTCGCTAACAGCTCCAGTCGTCATCAAGTACAACTGGATCTTCTCAGCTCCTATGTGCGACTTCACCCTGGCGCCAATCACATACCTAGAGGAAACCTCTGGTGCGGTGGTCAAGGTTCGCATCAACAATTCTGAGTTCTGGGTACCTGCTACTTGGAATATTCTAGTGACGGATCGTGAGACATACCAGCTAGACACCGTTTCTATTCAATCGTGCGCATCAACTAAGCATATCGCATTCGTTTTTGCACCAGATGAGATGAAGCTGCGCACCCTTGACATCATGGTCACGGACTATGCAGAGCATATGGCCCTAGTGCATCCAATGATCAATAAGGGCACAGCGCTTGTGCACCCAGTAGGTCCTGCTAGTCAGGCTTGGGGAAAGCAACTTCAACTTTCTGTGGTGATTGGACCTCACGATCTTTACAAGTATCTTCAAAACAAGGTAGTTGGTGACGTTTTCATGATCTAACCTGTTTTTCATGGTAGTCTTTGGGTGGGGGATAAATATCCCCACAACATCAATACATGGCCGGAGACTACATCATGGACTTTAGCGACGACTTTTTGCATGCGTTCAACCACGCAATGCTTTATGAAGTGGGTAAGTTCTGGAACCCAGAAGACCCAGACGTAATTGAAGGTCGAATCGATACCCGCGAACAACGCAGGAAAGTCGGATATGTTAACATTCCGCAAGATCGTGGCGGTGAAACCAAGTA